AACATTCCAGCTTCTGCTCCTTCAACATAGTTCGCATGTTTCTTTTTAGTCTCATCCGAACCAGATTGTAATAACTTAAGAAATGGTAAAGCCAAATCGTCTTTATCTATATTCTCAAGTCCTGCGCCAGCATCTTGAACGAAATTCATTTCCGCTGGTAAGTTACCTTCTTTTTTTACAGTAACGTCTCTTGTTTCTTCACTCATGTTATTTGTTCCTTGTTATTTTTGTTTTGTTTCCCTTAAACAGATTAAAATGTTCAGAAGGCAAGTCTTGACCACTTTCGGCTCGCTCTCTGTACAATGCTTTTAATGTCATAGGCTCTACCTTTAATTTTTGTTGTGGTTGGTAGCCTTGACCTTCTGCAAGACTAGCATATTGCGTAGCCTTGTCATCTTCGCCACGACCAAAGGAAACAGTAATCTCATTTTTAATAAGATCACCTAGGTCATTGTCTCGAAGCCATTTAAACGCGCTCTCCCTGTTTGCTACAGGAATTGTGGCGCTATAAACATCTTTAACTTCAATGGCTGAACCATCTACAAGTTTAAGAGTTTTTAATTTCATTGATTCCATTATCTCTGGAATTACTTCGCCAGAAATTTTATCGGCTTGAGCTTTTTTATCTTTTAAAAGTCTCTCGTCTCTTTCAATTTCTGATTCCAAATTTTGAAGATCAATAACAAACTTAGATAAATTTTCTACGTTTGCTAATTCGTTTACTTGTTGCGGAGCATCCTCCACAAATTTTTGTTGTAAGTCTTCTCCTGGATTAAACGAACCACTTCCAGTAAAAACTTTTATTTTTTCTTTACTCATCGATTTCTCCTTTCTCGTAAAGATTGATTCTAATAGGATAGTAAGTTCTTTCTTGTCTATCCCACTTTAACAAATTATATTTTCCATTTGTTATATCGGACACAACAGAACACGCAACACCAATAATTGCAGGATCACCTGTTAATAATAAATAATCTTCTTCTTTAAAATTTTTTAACTTTTGTCTTAAAGAATAAATTATAGGACCCGGACTAAAAATTATTTGAGAGTCTTCTTTTAACAGGACTTTTATATCGCCATGTTTTTGAGCACCCATAATGTTAATTTTAGGCCTACCCTCTCGAGTGCCTGGTATTTCTTGTATTACGTATACTATCGCTTTGTCTTTCATGCTTGACAATATAGACACNAATCATTATATTGTCAACTAGAAAGTAGAAAATAAAATTATAGAAATACAAATTTAAAACGAAGCCTTACGCGCATCAAATGACTGCGTTAGAAAAGTCGTAGGAATAAAAAAGTATTTGCGCTTTTTATGGAGATGGGTACGGGTAAAACTAAAGTGGCTATAGATAATATGGCTATGTTATATGATAATGGCAAAATCAATGGTGCCTTAATTATTGCACCTAAAGGTGTATATAAAAACTGGTATTCTCAAGAAATACCTGAACATTTACCTGACCATATTAAACCTACGACTGTATTGTGGAAATCTTTAATTAATAAAACTCAACAACAAGAATTAGATAAACTATTTAAACCTGGTCTTGACTTTCACATTCTAGTTATGAATGTAGAAGCTTTTAGTACAAAGAAAGGTGTAGAATTTGCAGGTAGATTTTTAAACTCACATAACACTTTTATGGTTATTGATGAATCTACCACTATTAAAAATCCAGGAGCTAAAAGAACTAAAAGTATTGTAGGTCTAGGTAAATATGCAAAATACAGAAGAATCCTTACAGGTTCGCCTGTGACAAAAAGCCCCTTAGACCTCTATAAACAATGTGAGTTTTTAGATGAATACTTATTGGACCATTCTTCTTATTATACCTTTAGAACTAGATATGCGGTTCTGCGTAAAGCACATTTTAATGGAAGATCCGTAGAAATAGTAGTGGGCTATAAAAATCTTGGAGAATTATCTGACAAATTAAAACCGTTTTCTTATAGGGTTTTAAAAGACGATTGTTTAGACCTTCCTAAAAAAACATTTATGAAACGAGTTATTACTTTATCTGCTGAACAAGATAAAGTTTATCAGCAAATGAAAAAGATGGCTCTTGCTCAACTTAATGGCAAAATGGTGACAACAGCTAGTGCATTGACGCAATTAATGCGTTTACACCAGATAACTTGTGGCCATTTTACGGCAGATGATGGCTCTATTCAAACTATTAAAAATAATAGAATAAGCGAACTTACCGATCTATTGGAAGAAGTAGAAGGAAAAGCAGTTATATGGGCCCATTATCAATATGACGTAAATGAAATAGTTAAAACCATTACTAAAGAATATGGAGAAGAAAGCATTGTGACTTATTATGGTCTAACTCCTCAAGATGAAAGACAAGACAATATTAAGAAATTTCAGGATGACCCTAAGTGTCGGTTTCTTGTTGGAACCCCCTCTACGGGCGGCTATGGCATTACTTTGACCGCTGCAAGTACCATGATTTACTATTCTAACGGATATGACTTAGAAAAGCGTCAACAGTCAGAAGCTAGAATAGACAGAATAGGACAAGAAAAACCTATGACTTATATAGACATTATTTGTGAAGAAACAGTAGATGACCGTATAGTAAAAGCTTTAAGAAAAAAAATTAATATTGCCACTGAAATAATGGGTGAACAGTTAAAAGACTGGATTTAATCTCAGAAAATGTAGGACTCGTACGCGTAGCGCGCTAGAATTTTTTATTCTACGACTTTGCCGCCGCTCCATTTCATTTCCGGTAAACCGTTTTCGTAACTCTTCCCGTCGTAAGTCAAAACTTGTTTTCTGTTTGCACCCTTTTCATTATAACTTACGTGGACCCAGCCCCCTGCGGGATCGTCTTTTTTGTAGTACTCGAGAATCAATTGATCAAAGTCTACGTTATTAGACAGCCAGTAAGCCGTTTTAATATTTGGTATGCCTGCTATTTCAAAGTCAACCGCCTGGCCCTTAGCATGTTGCGACGTTTTTTTGCTGCCGATCGCCTCGCAGAGCTCTTCGGATCTGTAACCAGAGGTAATAGTAATGGGTTTATCAAAGTGCGCACGAACCGGTTCCAATATTTCATAACATACGTTCTCCAAATTTTTAATGTCGCCAGCTCCTGGGGAATTGTCTATTCCTTTTCGAGTAGCGGTCATTGATTTAGTAAATTCTTCTAGTTTAAAATGTTTTGATAGTTTCATAAAATTTTTTTTAGTGTGAGATTAAAGCAAATATAACATAAGCCATACCAGATATCAACGCACCAACAGATACTAATAAGATACTTTCTACCCTATTAATTTGGCGTTCTAATTTGAGAATTTTATCATGAGTTTGTTTCTGCATAATTCTGCATAACTTTTCATGAGAATCTATTCGTTGTAATGCATTATCTTTTGCCATTATACTGTTACATTCCTTTGTTTACGTCTTAACGCTTTTTCGGTGTTAGACAATAACGCCTCTTCAGTTGTTGTCAACCCAGTATCTTTATTAATATTGCTTGGTAATGTTGATGTTTGTACTACTTTTTGTGAAACATCTGCTGTTTCAACTGGTATATTGTTAGCACTGCTAATTAATTTTGTATCTTGTGTAGTTTTTTCAGGCATAGGAAGTTTCATTGACAATGGTTCAATTGTTTCTTCTTTTAATCTAGGATCTTGACCTGTTATAAAATATTCTTCTAGTTCTGCATCGTTTAATCCTAAAGGAATTCCATACCATTTTTTCTTTAGTTCATTTAATTTTTTTGGATCATATATATCAATAAGTTTTAATGGATTGTTTTTATACTTATCTGTTTTATTAATTCTCTCTAATAATTTAGGAAGTAAAGATGTGTAATCCATTGGAGGTATATTAGCTGGATCAAATTTTCCATTAAGTATCATAGCAATAGTTCTTTTTCCAAAGCCACCTCTGTCTTTAAACTGCATATATATTTCTTGATCAGTTAGTTTTAAATCATTTTTTAAAAACATAACAAAATCATAAACTCGATTTAGTTCTCTGTATCTATTGGCTTGATAGTTTTCAAACTCTTCAAACATTAATAAAGGATTATTAATTAAGTTAGGAACAATTCTTATATCTCTTCTAAAATCATCCGCGTTTTTTTTAAGTCTTCCAGTAAAATCCCCGATGGTATATGATGCATTTTTTAAAGGGTTTTGTTTTTCTATTCCCAGACCTAACATTAGTTTTGTAATTTGGTTCATTGTATTTAACTCAACACCAGACTGAGTAAACTCTCCCTCTGCAGCCATGATTACTTCTTTAGCATTTTTAACTGTAGCTGGGTTAACATCTGTAATTATGTGACCAAACATTTTGGCTAGTATTTCATCCCAAGAATCATTTCTTATATCGTATACAATTTTTCCTTCTTTGGTTACTCCATCATTTCCTAGTCCACCAGTCCATGCAGATGGTGCTATGTCCTGTATTTTTTCAAGTAATAAGGCAGGAGTAATAAAAGGTTCAAATAGTAAATAGATTCCTCCTGGTTTGTCTTCTTCAAAATTATGAAAGAAAGCATTGAAAAATCTTCTAGCCATAGTTTCATCGTCTTTAACTGGATTAAATAATTCACTAAACATTTGAGCAAAAGCATCTTGAACACCTTCATAAGGTTGTTCTCTAGTCCAGTTAAGAGTCCAGAACTCTTTAGTTTCAGGGTCTATTTTAGTAACTGGAAATAGTGTAGATGTTTTATCATAATAAGGAGAGAACCATCTTTGATATTTTTTCATCCAGTCTGCATCTATGTTTGTTAATGCCCCTGTAAATGCACGTAAACCTTCTTCAATTCCATATAAAGTTCCTGCTGTACCAATCTATTCTTTTAGCACCCATTTGTCTTAGGTACGGGTTACTTGAGCTAAGTTCTCTCATACTATAGACCATAGTGTTAAAAATATTTCTAATGTTTTCTGATCTAAAGGCTATGAAATTCCCCATTGGTAAACGTCTCCAACCTGCAACCAAGTTAGGAACAATATTATAGTTAGGATAAACATCTCTAATATATTTACCTGCAATTTGTCTTAGTGCATCCCCATAAGTTTTAGCAGTCCCATCTATATTTAATGGGTCCCATCTCATTCCAAAGACTTCATCAAATTGTTTTGCTGCTAGATCCGCCCAAGTGTATGCTGTTTTTCTTCCAGGTTCTATAACATAACCTAATTTTTTAGCTTGTTGTAAAGTTAAACCTTTGATTGGAATAGCGGGTATCAACTGAGATTTTGTAAATTCATATCCATATGCTTTCCACACACTGTCTGAACCTTGATAAAATTCTGTAGCTTTTCTAAAGATAGGATTACTCATCAACGCTTTAAAGAATTGATCTGTTGAACTCCATTTACCTTTGGCAAGGTCTCCAATAACTGCTCTTACTTCTCCACCTACAACTGAAGTATCTAGAATTCCAACATCAGCCCATTCTTTTAATTTTTTATTCATAGCAATAGGATTAATTCTTCCTTTACCTATGACATCTCCAAAAACAAATTTCATAGCTTCCATAACACTTGCATGAGAGCCAACGTGTCCTTGCATAATAGAAAAAGAACATAGCTGTTTCAAAGTTTCTAGCTTGAGTCATTAAAGATAAAACTGTTTTACTAAGTTGAGCCGTAGTCTTAGCTGCAATGATAGGTTTGTACCAACTCTGCTGTAATAAAAAATCTGTCCACAATGCATCTTGTTTTAAAGCTTCTGCAATTTCAGGAGTAGTCCAAAAGTTTCCAGCTTTTTTACCAACTCCAGGTGTGTAAATTTTTGCTATATCTATATTAGAAGTTCTCATAATTTCTTTAATAGGAACTAAACTTTTAGCTACCCATTTCTGGACCCCTTCTACTGCAAATTTAGAAGGGTTGGTTGTAATCCACCCTGACTTTAATCCTTCTCTTAATATACTTTTGTGAGTAAATAAATGTGAAAGTAATTCTGCTTGTCCTGCAACCGTGTCCATAATAATAGCTGTCGGGTCATCTACTTTACCCATTAAATCTTCTATAACTTTTGGAAGGTTTTGTTTCTTTTTAAGAATTCCACCTACACCTACTGTTCCCATAATAGATTGTAATCTTTTAACAGGACTGCTTCCCTCTTTTCCATACTGTAGTATCTCATCTACTTTTAAAGATGCTCTTCTGTTTAACTCAGGCCAAAGCTTACTTCCTTCTTTAACATTCTTAAATTTCTTGTCTTGTTTTTTAATTAAGTCAACAAAATATTTAGTAGCTGCCGCGTACTCTTCTTTACCTGGTTTAAAAGCGCCTTGAAAAATACGGTATGAAGTTGTTAAATATTTTCCCATACCATCTATAATTTCTTTTTTTATCTCATCGCTTTTTACATAAGGCTTAATTTGTTTACTTAATTTTTCTATAAGTTGTTGAATATCTTTAGCGGGTTGTCTCAAAACTGCAGGAAGAGCATCAAGTTTTACGTTTCCTCTTAAATAACCAATAACATCATCCCAGTGTTGACGTCCTGCACCTACACTAGATGTAGTAAAAGCCCTATTACCAAACCCTTTGCCAAGCATGTCATAAACAGCTCTATCTATTTGAGTAATTAAGAGACCTACTTGTTTTTTATATCCTCTTACCATTTGTTCACCTTTAAGGATTATTTCTTTAGCTTCTTTAGTGTAAGGTCCTCTTACTCTTAAAGGTGGAAGAATTTTTGATTCTATTAATCCTAGGATTCTTTCTTTTAAAGGTCCTTGTGTAGTAGAAAAGTATGCCCACTTTTTATAAGGTGGGATTCTTAAAACTTTACTTCCGATAAACCCTCCAGCATTTCTAATTCCTTTTGCCAGTTGCGGGATACCTGTTTTTCTACTCTTCATGATGCCAGATATAGGATTTAAAATTAATGTTTCAGCCGGACCAGCAACTGTTTTTCCAACTGCTTTAGTTGTTCCCCATAAAACTTTTCCACCAACACCAATTGCTTTAGTTAGTCCGCCAATTAAAACCGTTCCTTCTGCTCCATGTATTAATTTCTTTTTTAAACTATAGATGGCCTTGTCTTTACTGGTCATCTTTTCATATTGTTCTCTGGTAATAGTAGGCATAAAACCAAAACCTTCGCTAAAAGTTGTAGAACCTTTAGCAGTTGGATCTGTTTCAGAAGTAATAGTTCTACCTAAACCATACTTAACAGCGACAGGAAGTCCCCAGCCGCCAGCTTTCTGTGCAATGCTTGAAGCGTATTTTATATTACCAAATTGATCAGCAACTTCTTTTCCTTTAATTGTTTGAGGTTTCTGTGTTTTAATTCTATCTGCAATTTTTTTAAATGTACCAGGAGCAACTTTTTTAAAACCCCATTTAAATACTTTAACAAGTTTTCCTCCGAGTACTGTGTCTATTCCAAATTGAGTAAGTTCATCAGTAAAATGTTGAATGGTGCTGTCTTGATCAAAAGGTCTAAGATTATTAGGATAAGTTAGATCATCTGCTCTAGGCCAATTAGCTTCTAGCCATTCAACAGCATTTGCTGCATTGTCTGAACCAACAGCAGATGCAACTTCTAAAAGAGTTTTACTAAGGACTCTAGCTGTATCTACACCCGCTTCTGTTATTCCTAATTTAGCTTTGGTTCTCCATTTTCCTAACCATTCTTTTTGATACTTTCTACCATAGTCATCTTCTCTAATTTTAGTATTATATTCATGTTCTCCAAATGCATTATAGTATTCCCATCTTTTTTGAGTTTCTTCGTCATACTTATCTATGTTTTCTTTTAAATATTTTTTAATTTTACTAGTATAAAATAAAGGATTGTCCGCGCCTGCTTCTTTAGCCGCTTTTTCTGAACCAAATTGTTTAAGAGTAGTAAGATAATCTGAAACTAAATCAGAATTGTTTCTAAATATATCAAGGTAAAGTTCTGCTTTCTTTTTGTAGTCACTAGGTAATGAGTTAACATAGTTTCTTTGTTCACTACTTAAAACATCTCCTTTAATTAATCCTTGAGATTCTAAATCTTTTTTTATTGTTTCAACATCAGCTTGAATGTCTTTTTTTAGTTGATCAATGTTAAGATCTTTTTTAATCTTTTCAACAGACGCTTTAACATCTGCGTTTATTTTTTCTAGATCAAGATTAGGAAATGCGGTTGGATCTGCCATTCATCTTATGTTGTCTCCGTGTCCATCGGCAACACAAGACTCACTCCGTATTTGTTGTTGAAATCATATACATCAGACTGGGTAGATATCTGAGCAAAATCAGCAAAGGCATCTTGGTTATAATAAATTAATTGGACTATTTCATCATTTACTTCTGCTGGTATCGCTGCTCTAAATTCTTGATAAGGCATCTGAACAGTTGGTTGTCCTTCAGTAACTGTATCAGTCATCGTCATATCTTCACCAGGAGTGTCAATTGTTTCTGTAACACTAGCTTGAATAGGTTCCATAGGCATAGCTCCTGTTTGAGGAGTACCCATTTGATATCCAACTCTACCACCTCTTCTTAAGTTTTGACTTTCAAGTCCTTTAATAATTATTAAAACATCTGCAAGAATATCTTCAGGTTTTTTCATAGAGTCTTTTGAGAGACTAGCTGCAATTTTTAAAGCTTCTGCCATTAGATTAGTACCACTTATAATAATTTCTCTATTCTTTTTATGTTTAGCTTTAGCTGCAGCAATTAAATTTTTATCACCATTAGCTGCTGCTATTTCTTCTTTTAACATCTCATCATTATCATGTAGACGTCTACCAGTAGCTGTGTTTTGTTTTGCTAGTTCCGCTATTTGAAGTTGAATACCACCTTCATATTCGGCAAGTGCCATTTTTCCGGCTTGATCCATTTTTACAAGGTCTCTCTCTTTAATATGTTCTATATCTTTTTTAAGCATGTCTTTTTTAAACTCTATACCTGATAACTTAGCTAGGTCTCTCTTATCTTCTCTAGCATCTCTTATTTTTTTTATTCCTTCAGCTTGTATAGCACCCATTTCACCCGTCGTCATATACGAACCATCTGCTCTTCTAGGGCTAGCATAAGCACCAAAAGAACTTACGACATCATTAATCCATTCACCTTTTTTAGGTTCAAAAATTTCTTGTTCTTGTGTTGTAAGTGTTTCTAATTCTTCATAAGGGTTTTTAGAATACCAAGGTTGATTAAAACCTGTTCTATTACCCATTGGGTTTCCTTGAATAACTCCTCCTCCAATTGATCCACCACCATAGTATCTTGGTCTTGGTGTATCCATCCCTGATGTAATACCAGTTCCTTGAGCAGAGTATCCCATTCCGCCTCTCATAAACATTGGTCTTTTTAAAATTTTATTATACATTATTATTGATTCCTTGGATCTGCTCTTCTACTTGGATCGTTTAAAGTTGTCCACATATTAGCAAAGCCACCAATACCTTGTACTACTGGGTTTGGTGTAAATTTTTGTGTTGGTGATCCAGGCATTGCACCAGATATAGATCCATAAATATTTGCTACATCTGTAAGTCTATCTACTGGTAATTGATAACCTTGTTGTGCAGCTAATGCTAACTGATTAAGTTTTTGTTGTTCTAATTGTTGATTAGCCATTCCTAAAGCTTCTAAGCCTGCTGCTTCTTGAGCTTGGGCTGCAGGAACTTGTGTCATCATATTTTGTAGGTTCCCTAATTGTTGTTGCTGTTGGCCTAATGCTTGTTGGTATCCTTGACCATATAGACCTGCTAACATAGCAGCTCTGTTTCTATCTGAGTCTGCTTGGTACTGAGCCATTTGCATTCCTGCTCTAGATCCACCAAAAGCATTAGACATTGCTTGTTGTTCTCTAATGTCTTTTCTTCCTATACCAGCTTGAAGATCATAGTCTCTCATTGTTGTGTCTATAATTTCCTTTTGGTAAGGTGACATAAAATCTTTGTAACCAGATGGATCTAATAAATTTTGTGTACTAATTTGATCTAAGTAAGGTTGATAAGATGCAACACCTGTTCCACCAGTAAAACCGGTAGTCATTCCTGAGGCATCTCTTTGAATAGCTCCAAGACCAGACATGTCTGCAACTCTTTGTTGAGCTGCTTGTTGGAATGCTGTTGGACCTGCAACTTTAGGAGTCATTGCTCCTACATTAATAGGAGTTCCTAGTTGCCCGATACCATATTTAAGTATCTCTTTACCGTAAGGTTGTAATGTTCCGCTTGGTAATAAACCAGCTGTATCGTATTGGGTTGCCATTATGCTGTCATCCTTTTTGCTTCAGGTCTTGCTTCTAAATTTTTCATAGTGTCATACATTCTTTTTGCACCTTTATTAATGCTTCCACCGCCTGCAGCTCTTACTGCATCAGCTGTGAATACAAATTCGTTTTTAGATAATCTTGCTGGGACATCATCTTTTTTTTCATACTCTCCAATTGGAACAAAGCCACCGTTGAATCTATAATCTTTTTCCATACCACCTAAATCCATGATGCCTCCTACATTTCTTTTAACTCTGCCACCTGTTTTCATTTGGCTAACGTTTGCACCTTTAGCAATCATTATAGCTTGCTGTAGAGCTTCGTTTAAATCTGCACCGTTTTTAATTAATGATAGAACTAAATTTTTATCAAAGTCTACCTGTTCACTAGCTTTATTAATCGTTATTGCTGTTTGTAAAGCTTCATTTGTATCCATCATTCCATCTGTTAAAAAAGATGAAGCCATCTCTTGAATATTGTTAGAGCTAGTTTCTTTTTGATTTATAACATCACTAGTTGTAGTTCCTCCTTGATAATCAGGACTTCCAAGAAGGTTGTCGTTTATACTTATATCTATTGCTTCAACAGGACCTACTCCGTCTTGATATCTAGCTCTGCCACCTTTTCTTAAACCTATGATACCACCTCGTGCCGCAGGTTTCATAAACTCATCTTCAAATGCTTGTTCCATAGTTGTACCCATTTCATCTGCAAGAGTCGTGTCTCCTTCTTCAGGTCCTCTAGCACTACTATAAAAAAATCTTAAAAATTCATCTATTTCCATTATAGGAAAACCAGGTCTTTGTTCATTCATTTCATACCTATAATTTTCGTATGCTTCTAATTCTTCTTCAGTATAGTTCCCTGAAACCATTGGGCCAATCTCTACTCCCTCTTCTTTCATTAAATAGTCGGGAGTTATTACTTCTTCATCCATTTCTAAGACTTCTGTCTCACCCGTTCCTTCATAATACTTTTTACGAAGACCACTGATACCACCATGCTTTAAACCAGTGGCTGCTTTAAAATCAGTTACGTCTGCTTTTGTAGTTGGCATGCCTGACACTAGCATAGGTGTTAAGTTTAAATCTATTGCTGCTTGAGCTTCATAGCCAGCTGCTTCTGCTTCTTTCATATAATCATCGTAAGCTCTTTCTTCTAATTCATTTCTTCTTTTGGCATCTTTATAATCTAAATAAGATTTACCTAAAGAGGTTGCAGTTTTTCCTATTGTATCAACTACATCTTTATTGTCTTTATACCACTCGTATCCTTTTTTTCCATATTCAATAGCTGTGTCTACCCAATCCCATACACCATATTTAGTAATACCAGGTTTAACTATACCTCCTGGTTTACCTACTAGTTTTAAAGATTTAATGCCTTTTGAATTTGCCATATTCTATTTCCTAAGTGTGTGATTATATATTAAAATCGCAGGGATTATACCTGAACTTACCAGTTTACTTAATTTTTTAACTATCGTCAACATCATCTTATAGATTACTTTTGGTACCTAAACCTAAGTCTAAGATCTTAACATTAACATCTCTTTTAATATGCTCTCTTTTTGTGTCTGTTTCAGGGTTATCTACGTCGTCGTCAGCTTCTTTATCTGACATGTATTCTTTGCCTGTTTCAGTATTAGTTAATGTGATCTCTACTTCAGGGGTAATAACGTGTTACCTTTTTACCGTCTATTACTTGATATTCACTCTTCGCTTCTTGTTCTTTAAAGGGCATATTTCTCCTATGTTCTGCTTGTCTGTAATACAGAAGCTGTCATCTTTATAACATTTCCTGTAGCACATTGCATCTTAATTTTATCACCTGCTTCTAGTATGATTATATTGTTAAAGGTTAATAAATCAACACTGTTACTAGCTCCAACACTGACCTTATCCCATTCATAATCAGTCGTGCCTGAAGCATCATAAATTTTAATATCTACATCTAAAGCTCCGCTATGAGTATTAAAAAGCTTAATGCTTTTAACTAAAGAAGTAGTCTCACCAGGGGCTTCATACATATCATCGTAGGACCCTGCTGATGTTATTTTTGCTTGAATATTTTTATATATATTAGCCATTAGCTTAAAAAGAAATTAAACCTTTCTTGATCATCCTTTTCAGGTTGTTGATACGTTGAATTAAGTTGCTGGATTAAAGAAGAAATGGTCCTGTTAATTTGTCTTTGATTATCTTCACTATATTCTCGTTTAGGTTCTGGCAATCTTACTACTATTTTTGTCATTATCTTCTCCCGTCCGCTTGAACATCTACTTGAAATGTACCATATCTCCACTCTTCTCCAGCGCTTTGATTTTCAATTTTAATGTTAGCGTATCTTCCTCTAGCTCTTGTATCAAATTTTGTAGAAGAAGAGGTAACACTAAATGGACTATAAGTACTATCTGTAGAGCTACTTGAGGGATAATTTTTAACTCCTACGGTTACTTTAGCAATACCAGTTAAAGTTTTAAAATCAGGAATAAATCTTCTCATTGCTAAGAAAAATTCTCCCATTCCTTCTTGAGTTTGAATAGCAAAATCATAGGAAGTTGCAAAAGAAGTAAGAGCAGTCACTGTTCCATCAGGGTTTAATTGATCAGTTCCTACTTCTTGTTCAAAATAAACTGTTTGACCAAGTGCTGAAGCTCCTACTACATCTGGAAAAGTCCCTGCAGATGAACTATTAAATTGAGTAGCATGAGGTTTTTGATAAATAGTTGCATCAATAAAAGTTGTTCTAATAGAATTAGTATTGACTCCTGTATACCAAATACCTCCGGCTTGTCTGCCTGATTCTCCATAGTTATAAACTACATATTTATCATTGTAAGAAGAACTGGATCCTGGGTAATACCAAATTACTTCTGTAAATAAGTTATTGATTCCTGCATATACTTGTTGACCTTTACTTGTTGCAAAGTCATCAAACACATAATCTTCTACTACACAAGGTAAAGAGTTAACTGTACCATCAAAAGAAAAGAACCCATTATTACTTAACCAATAAGCAACTCCATCTATTTCACAACATGCGTTTTGGCCTATTAATCCACAGTTAGTTCCTACTTGTTCAAACTCAAAAGTATAAGGAGCACCTACATACTTCATAGTATAAAGAGCATTATCGGTCCAAACTAGAATGTTTTCTTTAGCAACAATAGCTCCCATTAATTTTGTTCCGTCTTGAAGTCTTTGATCTCCTGCACTGTTGTCTGCTTCTGGTGCAAAGGTATTGATAGCATTAATATCAGAAAAACGAAGAAACATATCATCTTGGGAACTTGAATCTCCTAAAGTTGTTTCAGTTCCAAAGTGGACTAAGTGTCGTGTTGTGGGAGATATTAAAGTAAACCTACTAGCTGTTGGGTTTCCATCACCACTACTAATAGCGGTTACATAATCTGTTGTATTCATAGAAGCACGTGTTGTAAATTTTGTGTCCCCGCTTACTCCTGAATTCCATGTGTATGTTTTTCCATTAGAAACTGTTCCAACTAAAACTTGTCCCCAATTACTTAAAGACCAAAGTCCTGGTTCTAAAGTAACTGTTGTGGCATTAACTGCATCACCCCAGTTAGTCCATTTAGTTGCGTTTTGAAGAGCCGTATTATCAGAATGAGCTTGTCCATTTGAAGTCCCGGGAGTTGCTGTTCCTAAAGCTCCTCTAGTAATGTTTTGAAAATTTGTAGCATTGGTGGCTGTGTAAGTAATTAACTCTGCAGTAGGAACAGATCCAACTGCAATAGTTCCTGTAGAAGGAAACCCTGTAGTAGAGTCTACTGTCACAGCTGTACCAGATCCACCTGTACCAGCAGTATCAGCATTTAAGGCTCCATCTAATTGATTAGATTCTGATCCTGTAACTGTTCCACCATAGTCTCCAATTCCAAATCCATAACCATACGATTGTTCAGAAGGTCCTATTCTTTGATAAGGAGATACTGTACAGGCGCTTCCTGAAGTTAAATCAGAACCACCTCCATTTGTTTCAGCTGTCGGTGATGTAATAGTAAATGTAACATTACTTGGAACGGTTATAACTTGACAAACTTGTTTATCACTACTTGTATATTCAATATTGTTTTTGTTTAAAGCTGAACCAGTAGGCATCGTAACAGATTCTAAAGCTACTATATCTCCTATTTCTAAACCGTGAGCAGATCCTGTAGTAATAGTTATAGAAGTACCGGGAGCAGTACTATTAGTAGTTATAGTAGAAGCCCCAAAAGTAACTTGAGTTCCGGAAGAAGTAGTCCTCCAAGGAGTAATATCATAAAGTGTTCCTTCAAAATAAATTAATAAAAATTTGTCCGTTCCTATTCCAACGTATCTGTTTCCTTCTAAATCTGTAAAAGCTANTTGTCTTCTGGCCACACCATGAATAGTGTCTGTAAGTAAAGAAGCCCAGCCACCTACTTTTTCAGCAAGTCCGTATCTCCATCTTACATTATCTGAATCAATCCATCGGTCTGTTGCGCCGACACCAGTGTCTTGTTTATTGACACCTGGTTGAAATTTCATTTCAAAAA